ATAATTTGCTCAATGCTTAAAGCGCCTTTTCTGTATTTGACGCCACCTTTCCCTGCGACCCAGTACCCAATGAGAGGGTCTGTATCATCATCGCAACAACAAGCAATAACATTCATTGCATTAGCTAAAATCTTCCGACCAAAAATCGGGGAATTAAGTTTTTTTAGGGCGTAATTTTGAAACACCGGGCTTTTAGAAGTGAGTATTTTTTGTGCGGCATCTTTAATCTCTTGCCCGTGTAATTCGGCATAAATTCGCACAATCTCTCTTGAGTTCCCCAAGTGGTAGATATTTTTAAATGACGGCTTGAGAAAATAACTTTTTTGCTTTGTTGTTATCAGCATTTCCCCAATTTCTGTTATTGGTTGCATATCTACCCCATAAAAATAAATTATCCCCGCACATAAAGCACGGGGAGTGCAACTACGCTGTTGTAGTAATTTCTAAAGTTGATGCGTCACCAACTTTAAATTCAATGGAAAAAGTCACCAAGTCATTAGTGGCCGCTTCACTGCTTAATGCGGTGATAATCATTTTCCCAATAATTGTCATGGTCCCGTATTTTAAACGCACCCAGACAAAAGGTTGTTTGCGCTCTTTAATTGCTTTAACATACAAGGCAACAAGGGCATTGATACCCAACTCACCTTCCTTATCGCGTTGGCGCCATTCGCCCTCGCCGGAAATGCTAAAATCCGAGTTTGTTACTAATGATTCCGGAAAGCCGCCTGCATCATCCGCTTCAGACGTTACGGTGTTAGGGCTAAAGTCCCATGATTTAGTCTTCATTGCGCCCGCTGCCTTCCACTCCGCATCTTGCGGTTTAGCGTCCTGATTGGCATACTCAAGAACGACAGAGCGACCTACCATTTTGCTAGTGTCAATTGTTTGTGGTTGACCCATTTTTATTCCTCTTTTGTGTAAATAATACGAAATTGTAACCGCAGAATCATGCGGTTATCCGTGGTGAAGATTGGTTGCGGAATTCCTCCGGTGTTTTCGATATAGCCGAAATCAGATACAGGGTTAGATAACGCGTAGTTGATTAATTCAATCGCCTTAGCCTCAATCGTAAACCCCATGGCTTTACTGGCAATCAGACTCACAAGCAAGTAATGTTCCGATCCGAGGGTTGATATTTGCGCACCTCCGCCGTTAGACTGAATAACGACATACGGCCCGCCTTTTTTATCTTCCCATTGATAAAGTTGAATATCGTAACCTTGAAACAGCCCGCTTTTCTCCATCCACGCCTTAAGAGCTTTAACGAAAGAAATCATAACCCCATTTCCTCTTTGATAATTCCCTCAAATGCCGATTCCGATTCTTTAAAAGCGGATGACAAAAATTCTTTTTTTGCCCCGGGCTTGCGGAATGTTTGTTTAACGTTCGGATCGTGAACGTAGATAGCATAATTAGCGGAATATCCAATGCGCCCAGTAAGAATTGCGCCATTAACCATAACCTCGGAATATTGGCTATTAATGAGCGTTGATGTATCAACTGGCGTATATTTGGCCGCAAGTGGTGCCACAATGTGCAATATTCTAAACATCGCACGATTCGCCTTTACACTTGCTGTTTCCCCAATTACATCAGCTAGCTGTCGCTTAGCTTGCGCTATTCCGTTAATCGTAATCCCCATTAATCGCCACCCGTAAACAATGCGTAATCGTCAGCATTTCGTTCAAATGTATCGGCAAAGAGCTGGATATGGATAATTTCCTCTGCGCCGGCAGAAATCGGATCTGCTTCGCTTGATTTGCCAATTAACAAGTAATCTCCAACGGACGCCTTTCCGTATTCGGTCCAGATGGTATTTTTGATTACGCACTCGCGCCCAATATCTAAACTGCCTTTTCTGGCATTCATGCCGTAATCGCACTTGATGACAACCGGGCGATCAAACGTCAATATGCCGTCCTCATTGCGCCCTAAGCATCTCCAGATTGTGGCTTGTGCGGTATAGCTCCAGTTCGCGGTTGATGACATGACTACCCCTCCACAACAACGAAAAGGCCTGTTTTTTTATCTTGAGGCAGTAAATCGTCAGCAATTCCAAGCGGATCTAGGGCATTAATTGCCGCTTTTAACTTAGCTACATCATCGGCATAGTTAAAACTTCGGCTTGCTCCACTAGCGGATGATTCAGAGGCAATTCGGCGCGCGCCAGAAGAAATAGCAAAGATGGCGACCAAGTAAAGCATAATCAGCTTTTGCGTTGCTTCCATGTAGTCGGTATTGGCAAACTTTTCACTAAGGCTATTCGCTTGCGCAAGGTAAAGCTCTAGCAATGTATCAGGCGGAGCAAATCCAAGGCTTGATAACATTGATTCGGCATCTTCTGTTTCAATTTGCACCGCCATAGATTATTCACCTTTGCTCTTTTTATTAACCTTACCGGTTGCCACTTCAAGTTCGCCGTCAGCTTCATTTAAAACTTCCACTCGGCCAATGTAGGCTTCCGGTACTTCATCCACTTTTAATTCCATGCCTAACGGCAATGCCAAAAGCTCACCATCTACCACGCCATAAAGTCCGCGCTTGATTACTTTAATTAACTTCATTCCTTCTCCCCAAAAAAGAAAAGGGGCTTTCGCCCCAATTCTTAACCTTTTGCGTTAAACACCTTGCTCTTTCCGTTGAAATCGCGCTTGATTTGTAAACCGAAAGCCGACCAAACAACGGAGTTATAGTTGTCAAACGGATTTTGACGAGGGATCAAGAATGTTCCGACCGGAGCCGCAATACGAGTTTTGATGTACTGTTGGTTACGCACATAAGCCACAAAGTGGTTACCTTTGAGCGCAAATGTAGGCTCAATGGAATCAACGCGGCCATAACGCAAGATGTAATCCTTAACCGTACCCTCTTTAAAGCCATTAGCGTTAGAGTAAGGACGATCAAGATTGCGGTTGATTTCAGGGGATACCCATACTTTCACTTTTTCACCAACAAGGTTGTCATCCAACACCTTAGCAAAGTCGCCGGTGAAGAAGGCGATCAGCTTATCACCATCGGCAGTAGATAAGTCGATATTTAAACCACCGCTTGCACCAAGGTTAATTTGATTTGTGTTTTCGTGGTTAGTGATACCTTTCGCGCTAAAGTTAGCTACTTTGAGGTTTTCATCACCAAGCAACACATATTGCGCCATATTCGCACGGAGCGCCGCTGTCGCCGCTTCTTGGTCGTCCGACATTGCATCAATGTTTTCAGTTTGCATACCTTGCCATTCGCGCCATTCGCGGCCATAGCCGGTTGAGAAAATAGGGATTGGATCGCCGTACTGATCGTAAATCACTTTATCCATGCTTTCCGGCACTTGACCGCTCATGGAGCGAGATACTACACCGGCATCGCTTGATACGCGGTACATTGCAACAGTTTTACCGATTGAGATAGATGACCCAAGGCTCAGTAAGTCATTTAAAATTGGGTTGCCTTGGTCGTCACGGAAAACACGGGTAGTGATACTATCCACTTCGCGCCAGTATTCTTTATCGACCAAAGCCGCCTGATTCACAGCTAAAGAGCCTTGATAGGTGTTTGCCATGTTTTGTTGGTTGACGTTAAATACTTTGCGCTGTAATAACAACTGATCCCACGCTTGCTTAACTTGCGCGGAGTTTGTCACCAATTCTTTATTAAAAACAATGCGATTCATTTATTCCCCTTATGCCTTACGCACTTTTACTAATTCAACACCATCTGATGCAACGGTATAAGTTTCACGAGCAATAAAAATTGCTTCATCAGACGCACCAGCTTTTTTCAGTGTTCCATCACCATTTGAGGTTAACTTGTCGCCAACTTTCAAAGCCTCACCCTGTTTCACGCGCACATAGTAATCTACGTCTTGTTCACAGATTACCGCCACACCAGTAGCTCCAAGTGGTACATCGTGACGGATATCACCACCTGCAATGTAATTTGTTTGCATTACTAATGCTTGAGTTGATTTACCGGCTGTTGCGTGTTTTTTTAATTTGCCAGCGTCCAAAAAAACTAACGCACCGGGCTGAATTGCTTCTGCTGTCGGTGCGTCGATTGTTTGTGGGTCGTTTTTTCGTGCCGGACCGGCAATAATTGTATGATAGCGTAATTTAGCCATTATTCAGGCGCCTCCATATTAAGTAAGTCATCGTCGGCATTTAACGCGCCCATGGCACCATTAATACCGTTCGGATTGATTGTTTTTGCATATAAGCCATTAAGTGCCTCACCCTCCAACGCGTTCACGGCGGCGTCATCTAAGGCAAAATGAGCTTTAATGGCGGCACGTTTTTTCACAAATTCTTCAGCTTGATTAGCCTCAAGTTTTGCGGTAATTGGGGCTAGCGCGGCATTGACGGCTTTCTTGATTTTTTCTTCAAGCTCATCATCCTTCGGCTTTTCTTCCGGCTTGCCATCTTTAGGTTTTTTTTCATCTTTAGGCTTGGCTTGCAATTCGTTATAAGCTATTAAAAGCTCATCGTCATTCAAACCATCGATTTTTACACCGGCGGCGTTTAATGCCGCAATGATTTTTTCTTTCATTGAGTTTTGTTCTCCATTAGTTTTTACTTCTTCGTAACCTACTCGTCTTACGACTTCTACGCGTTCGCCGGTGAGTTCAATTTGATTGTCGTCACCAATAAAATAAGGCTGCTTGTATTTCTTGCCGTCATATTCGTAAATAAAATACTTCGGATAAACGGATTCAATCCACGCCTTATAATTACCCCCACTTTGTTTGTTGACTAACTCATACAAAGCGCGGCTAATTTCTTCAAATGCCAAGTCGGAATTGGCAGACAGGTAAAATTTAACCTTGTTCAACCAACCTTCCTTTCGGCAGTCCGCGGCGGTGCCCAAATCAACGTTTTCAACGTCTAAATTTGCACCGTCGGAATTAACAAAAATACCAACCCCATCATCAGGGGTTGCTGCACCGGGCTGATCTAACAGGATGGCGATATGGTCGAAAAACATATTGGTAGCAACCCAGTTATATTTTTTGCCTTTGGATGTTCCGCTATCGTCCTTCTTGTTTAAAATCAACCCTGTAGATACATGGATAGGTTTTGCTTCGGCATTATTGGTTAAATCATCAAGACGCCCCAATAAACGCTTTCCGCCCTCCGTGCTTTCGGCAAATCGTTTGTTAATACACATATCAACAAGGACTTTACCATTTTCTTTTCGCGCATTACGCGCCCACGCGCCTATATGGTGTTTATTAACCGCTCGCACATCACTTGCGGAAACGTATTTACCATCAATAACAGGGTGGCCTAATGGCATTGCATTTCCGTCTAAGGTTGCATAGCCCTTGTCAATTTCTGCCGCCGGATATAACCCGCCATTCATCACAACATCATCGACAAGCGGTACCACACCTTTAACAACAATGTGCACTTCCCCATCGATTGTTTCTTCTGCAATGTTTCGGCTATTCAACACACTCAAAACATTAATGTTATTTTTCTTCATTTCGTTTCTTCCTTAATGCGCCAACCCAATTTTCTCTTTCATCTGACAGAGATTTAAGCAATGGCTCTATATCGCTCTTGCCGTCTTTATTCAGCACGATTACGGATTGCTTACAGTAACAATTAAACCGATTACCATCCTTGCTATACCACTCCTTAACCTCATCAACATCAAAGTATTTGCCGTGACGTGACGCATGTGTGAGGCGGGTGGTTGGTTTAAGTGCCGAAAAGTGCAGGAGCTTTGTGTTTAACCCTAGCTCTTTTCTAGCTTCTTCCGCTTCTGCCCATTCCGCCCGTCTATATGCCGCCAATTGCTCTGTTTGTGCAATCAGTTTTGCCCGGCGATTTGATACATTGAGTCGCTCTTTTATGTTACGAGCGGTAACTTTTGCATTATCGCCGTTAAATATCGCCTCAGTGATAATCTCAGCCAGTTCTTTTCTTACGGCTGCGCTAACCCCCTTCCACGTTGCATAATTCGCCGTATGAGCGATTGAGAGGGTTTTCATGTACTGCGGATTAAATAAGATTGACCCAAGATTGCGACTGTTCCGGTATGTTTCTGATTGCAGGGTTAAATCAGTCACTGCGGATTGCGTGCCTTTTTTGGTTGCAGTATCAATAAATGTATCAAACCATAACCGCCCACCATCTTCTGCGCCTGATAACAAATTCCGGTCTAATATTCGCTGTATTGTTTCTAGCAACTCTGCTAAATCCGTGGAGGTAATTTCTTCAAGCGCGTTTGTTTTAAACCGCGGAGCAAGGTTAATATCAAGCAACTGCCTGACTTCAACTTTGATTTGCTTAAATATCTGGTCGATACGTTTAAATGATTTAGCGATTTCTTGCCCCATGCCAACCGGATCGGCTTTATTCCTAGGTATCAGTAGGGGTTTTATCTTCTTGTTGATAATCAAGCGGATCTATCTCCTCTTTTACCGTTGGCGGCATTTCATCATCTTTTAACGGTTCGTACCCGAGCACCTCGCGGATTTCATTCGGCTTAATCACAGACATTCCGTAGGCGCTCTGTGATGTTGTTGCAACCGCCGCAAGCTCTTTAGCATTAGCTATCTTGTCGCGCTCACTTGGCGCGAGTAAATCAGACCATGAGATAGTAACTTCGCCACTCTTTGGAGGGGGAATAATGCCAACCGTCCAAAAGCGCTCCAGGATCTGCGTAATGACATCGCTCAAAAACCCATTTCTTCGACCATTGCAACGATTAGCCCAGTCTGTTTTATCTTCATCTGACGCTAGACGCCCTGTTTGTTGCCCAAATAAAATCGTAAACGGGATCTGAATAGATGCCGCAAACTCATTCGCCGCCACTGTCCATGTTGATGTGGGGTCGGCAGCCGCAACAGAGAGAACGGAAGTGTCACCCTCTTGAGTAATCAACGCGGAATCAATGCCGTTATTCAACCGCTGTATTTGGTCATTTATGGCGCCGGCAACATCTTTATACCCCATAGCCTCGGCTTGTCTTTTAAGTTCGCGTAAATCAACATTATCAGACATCTTAATGCTTAATTGTCGACTCGCATTCTTCAAAAAACCCTCAGCACTACCGCCGGAGGTTTTTTCTAAATCCAGTAATTTGTTATAGCCTGGCTCAAGTAACGGCACGCCAGTTTCTGGCTGGTTATCGTCACCACCCTCATTCAATAAAATGATTCGGCTTTTGTGGATTTTGATACTGCGCCCTTTCTTACTTTTACTGATGGCAGATTCATTAAACTGGTAATAGACCGGTTCGCCGTAGTCTTCCTTGTTTAAATCGGTTTGATATTCGGCGACTGTTAGTTGTTCTTGCCAAACAGGAATAAGTTTGACCAATGCCAACTCTTCTAATTTTGCCAACGAGCCGGGAAGTAGTTCATCCTCCCATTTTGCACCATCTTCTTCGCGCACTTGGATAATCAAGGCGGAGTATTGCCCCACAAGGTTTCGCTTGTCAGCTTCTTTAATGCTTTTCCATAACTTTTTAAAGAGTTTATCCGCGCGCTTTTCCCAAGCTGATGTTTCTGTTGATTCGTTATCTTTTGCACCCTCAACGATTGTCGGCACATCTACCCAGCAACCATCACTTAGGCGCGTTACTGCGGCAAATCCAACGCTATTTCGCGTATAGGCCTTATAGTAATGCTTAAATGATAGATTTTGCGGATAACCACACTCAGCCCACAAAGTGCGGCGTTTTTGATTTCCTAGGCCATAAATAGCCGCCAAGAAATCCTGTCTTTGTTTTTCGATATTCATTTAGCCTCACGATGAAAAGAGTAAGCCCGCGGCGTTTTTGGTTTGTATCAACGGATTGAGCGCATATCTCAGCGCGTCTATGTAATGGTTATTTGCATCGATAATCTGTGGTAATACATCACCTGACAAACGGTCTGTTTTGTAGCTGTATAAGCGAAATTCATTGAGCGTCTCTTTGCAACGCGGGTGAATGTACACCTTGTTGTAAGACTTGATATGCTCAATACCATCTTCAACCGAGCCTTGCCATTTTTTCACACCTTCCATTTGCGGCACACCGTGTCGTCTAAGGTAACTAATCGACTCAGGTCGAGCCGAATCAGCCCGCACTTTATGTTGAGCAAATTCAGGAATACGTTGTGTGATAAATTCGGCCGTTTCGTCCAACTCTAACCGCACTTTACCCGCTTCATATTCAATATATAAATCATTGTTGAACACCCAGCATTTCACCGCGGCAGTCGGGTCGTTAGCAAAACCAAAGTCTAATCCGTAATATGGACCGTTGAAATCAGATTGCGGCGTAAACATCAGTTCTTTGAACTTATCACGGAATATCTGTGCTTCAGATTGTTCGAGATAATCACCTTGCCAAATCCAACGATAAGTAGCATCATCGAGACGCTGCTTGTCTGCCAGACGCGTTTGCTCAAGCTCAGCAGGAAACCACGGATTGTCGTGGTAGTTCATTTCCACAATCTTACTGTTTTCAGGCTTATGCTGTCGAAATCGTTCATCAGTTGCCGAACCTCGTTTTTCAGGGTTCCACGTTACCCAAATTTCAGATTGATGCTCACGCACCGTTGGCTCTAATTTCTGCCACGCTATTTCGCTAACGGTTTCTGCTTCTTCTACCCACGCCAGCAAAATACGGGCTTTGGATTTAATGCTATCAAGGTTATGCCTTAAACCTGCAAAAACGTAAGAAATCCGACCGCTTCTGGTTTTAATAAATTTCTCACCAATAATAAAATGTGGCAACAGCCATTCTGTTGAGCGAATCGCCTGTTTTACCTCTTCAAGCGAAGACTCCTCCAATGAGTTCATAAACTCACGGGCGCATAAAATCACACCGCTGTCTCCTGCCATATCTCGCTTATACGCCCAAACAGCCGTCATTAAAGCAAAGGTGCGTGTTTTGGCAGAGCCTCGTCCGCCATAAGCACCGCGATAACGGCATTCACCTTTGAATACATCAATCAATTTGGCAGGAATAGAAAGCTGCACTTTACTCACTGCTTACCCCGACAAGTTCGATAATAGTTGGCTGTAATGGTTTGCCACCTGAAGTAATATCGACACCGTCTTTGAAAATACCCAAATGTTTACCAAGTAACTCCAACGCTTTATTTGCCGCAGAAGGTTCATACACAAACTGCGCTACATCATTGCCTACCACTTCACCATTTTCGCTTTTGCTTGGGATGGTGATAACCGTTGCTTTCTTACCCATTGAAATATCCACATTTTCAATTAAGCGACGAATTACTTCGTCTTGGGTGATTTGTGTGCGTTCCGACCGCTTGTTTTGGGCTTGTTGAATTGCCTCTTGCACTTCAACTTTTTTCAACAACCGCTGTCCGATTGAATAGGCTGTTTGCTCACTATATCCTGCTCTAATCGCAGCTTGCGTTGCATTTAAATCAACGAGATATTCTTCAACAAATCGCTTTTGTTTATCAGTTAACTTCCCCACGCCATCAGACGTGGATTTTCCTTTCACGTCTGACATAGAAAATCCTTACTTAATAGGCAGTTCAATCTGCATCTTATCTTCAAAAAGTTTTAAAGTTGCTTCTAGCACAGGCTTATCGCCCTTCCATTCTCTTAATCCTTTACCACATAAACTCGCAAATGTTTTTTTCGCTTTATGCTCAATGCACAATTCGTTATATTTATGCATCAAGCTATAACCTTCTTGCTGTAATTTCTCACGCATAAAATCAAAGGCTTTAATAAACTCTACTTTGAATTTCATTGCTTTTTTGGTTCTATATCCCATTACCAAGAGCAAAAATCCATTTTTAGTCATCTGATACATGGGTTGTTTTCTGCCCCATTCATCGATATATGAGGTCTCCTCAAAATTGAGGAGAGCAAACTCACCGCAATCTTGTTCAATAACTAATGCTTTGATATCACGGATGATGTTATCGTGACGTTTACCAAACACCGTGGCAATATGCCGAGAATTTGTCACAATACGTTGCTTGTCATTTACCTTTAAGAATTGTTCAAAGTTTTCAATTTTTTGTAGATTCATTTTGGACTCCCATTAAATTTTAGATAATAAAAAACCCGACCATTTCTGATCGGGTTATTTAGTCCTAACAAAACTACCGAGAAGGCTTGGCATCTACCAATTTAAAGCTGTTAGACGTTAAAAGCTGTTATTTATCGTTCTTGGTTTGATTAATCCACTTGTTAATATTAGTGATTTGACTAGCACACATATCACGTTCGCCTTGCACTATGATTAAATGCTCTACCGCCTCACCGTATGTACTGCCAGTGAATGGAGTTTTAATACAAGGCGTTAGAAATGCTTGAGGCGGATAGATATACTCCGTCTTTGTTGTTACCTTATTAGTGCAACCGCTCAATAGCGTCATCGTTAATACGAGTGCTATAGCAAGGTTGGCTCTTAATGATTTTTCGAACCACTTGCACTTTGTCTTGTGTTGTTTGTTTGATTTCATCGTTAATAACTCGCTGTTGCTCTACTGCTTGGCGCTCTACCTCAATCGTATCTTTTAACGACTGGTTAACCTTTTCTTGTTCTGCGATAAGATTAGCCTGTGTTTGGTTTTCGGCTCTTAAGTCATTTATCGCCACGTGCTGATACCAAATCCAACCACACAGGCTAGCCAATACTGCAAGGTAAATCAGGGTTGATTTATTAACCATTCCACCCCTCCATACTAATCCACCATTAACGCACGAAATAATCTACATCGGTCATCTAAACCATTGGTGCCACCATTGATCCTAATCGTTACCTTTTGGACCGAATCAATAGATGCCAAGTCGTTAAAAATCCAGTACCAGACTGCCGCTTTGACCGCTAAGTCTAAATTACTTGATACTTCTTTAGGGCTGATCGTATCGCCTAACCAACGGGCAAATCGGATATAGTTATCCTTACCAGTGATTTGAATTAATCCACGGCCACGATAATTCCAGCCGTCCATCGTTTCTTCTGGTCCATTACCCATTCGATTAGCATATACTCGGCTTGCAATATTTTCTGGCTTGCGTTCGTACTGGCGAGCAATATTAAGATTCGGGAAATACTTACGGAAAACTCTCATCAATCCATCTGCTGAGTAATTTAAGTTTTCGCTAAAAGTGGTAAATCCAGCTGTTTCGTGTCCGCATTGAGCAAGAAACATCGCTTGTTGTTGTTTGTTATAACAGCCAGCTAAATCAATATATTTTGATATCGCCTGATAAACTCCCTTGATTGCTTTTGGGAAAACTTTATTGAATGTCGTTTCGGGAATAATCATTGTCATCTTTGTCAATCCTACGATTAATAAACTTAAACAAAAATTCGCGTATTTTTTCGGTCCCAATAAAGCCAATCATCGTGCCGAAAAAAGCTGAAAAATCTGCGTGACCGAATATATGAGTACACACAGGCACTGCCACCCCAGCAATAGATGCACAAATCATTGCATCAATGAATACATAGCGAAATGCTGGTTTCTTGCGCATAAATCCCATTCTTAAAAGCGACATAAAAACCGCTGCACCAGCACTTTGAATTGAACCGTTGCCAAAATTGATTTGTAGCCAAGCCCAAATCAAAGCCCATACATCTGGATCTTTCATAGGCATTCTTTTTTTACCTCAAATAAAAAAGCTCACAAGTAAACTAATACATGTGAGCTGAATATATGGCGGACGATGCTAGACTTGAACTAGCGACAAACAACTTAACAGGCTGCCACTCTACCGACTGAGTTAATCGTCCAATAAAAAACCCCGACCGTTTCCGATCAGGGCTATAAAATTTACTTATCGCGTTCGCTATGCGCTAAAACCGCAACTTATACTTTATACTACTATTTCACTTGCAAGTTGTCAACAAAATAATTCAAAAAAATAAATTAAAAATTTTTAAAATTTTTTTAAAAAAGACCTTGACAACATAATCTATATTATATAATATACACACATAGCCAAGAGATACAGGCTATAAACCCAAAACTTTAACCAGACCCCACCAATCGGCAGGGGCCGAAAAAGGGAAACAAATTATGAAAAACCAAATCAAATCATT